CCAAAAGCGCTAACCAAGGAATTGCCGATCGACGCGGCGATGTCCTCGGTAGTTTTCATGGCCTCGTTCATCCCGTAGGAGTTCTTCACCCACTCCTTGACCCAGGAAGCCGCCTCGATGTTCATCGCATCATAGATATCCTGCAGCTTGATCAACTCCCCATCAATCCTTGCGAAACCGGCAGGCAGCATTTCAAGGGATTCTCTCCAGTCTGGCAATTTCCCGGCCTCGCTCAAGTTCTCGGCCTCGGTGACGACCTTGGCAGCAGCAATATCGATTTGCCGGATCTCGTCAAGGGTGAGATAGAATTGTTCGTTGTTGGCCTTCCAAATCTGATAAGTCTCTTCAGCCTTTTGGATGATAGCCTCCCATGCGGCGAGGATATCCTTTGCTTCGGGACCCATATATTTCGCTTTTTCGATGCCGGGGGCTACGGTTTTTTTACCTTCCGGGACCTCCCATTCGCCATACCCGAGCGCGGTTGAGGGCGTCCCACCAGGCGCGCCGGCTGCCGCTAGGCCCAATTTTGCCCAGCCGGGGATGACGAGGCCCGTCAGAAAATTCCAAATCTTCGGATTGCTGCTCGCCCATTCTTTGAGCTTGTTGAGCTTCTCGACCATTCCTTCGAGGAATTCCGCGAAGGTTTGCGCGTATGGGGCCAAGCGCAACTTGCCGACTTCCCACTGGGCGTTAAGGCGTTTAAATGCATCCTCGGCTTTCGTTCCGGCATCGAGGAGCGATGGGTCTATGATGATCTTCAGTCTTTCGGCCTGTTTAAAATATGCCTCTATGCCAGCCGCCCCTCTATTCAGAAGCGGGATCAGGGCCTCTCCGGAGCGGCCAAAGAGCGCCAACGCCAGGGCGATCTTATTTGGGCCGTCCTCCCAGGATTGGAATTTTTGGGCGATCTCTTTCAGGATCGTGTCGAAGGGTTTGAGATTTCCAGCAGCATCTTTCGCGTTGATCTTCATCGCTGCGAACGCTTCGTTGGCAATTCCCTCGCCTTTGGCGGCCTCACTCATGTTGGCGGAGAGGCGCTTCATCCCGACGGAGAGCTCCTCGACCGAGACGTCGCTCATCTTGGCGGCATATTGCCATTTCTGGAAGGCGTCCGAGGAGAGGCCGGAGATCCTTGAGAGGCGCTCGATCTCGTTCGCGGAGGAGGCGATGGTCCGCGCGAAGTCGTAGACCCGCTGGCCGGCCTGGTAGGCCCTTTCGGCGAGATTGACGATGGCGTCGTATTTGATCAGGCTGAGGGAGGACGAGATTTTGCCGAAGCTCTCCTGGGTCTTTTTGCCCATGTCGGCAAGCTTGCCGGTGATCTTGTCGAGGACGATCGATCCGTCATCCTTGACCTGAAATTTTACTGAAAAGGTTTTTTCGTCAGCCATTCTCTGGTTTCTCTCGTTTATCTGGTCTATCTGGTCTATCTAGTCTATCTGGTTTATCTCGTTTCTCTCGTCTTTCTGGTTTCCAACTAGAAAAACTAGACGGACTAGAGAAACTAGAAAAACTCTATACAAAATCTTGCTTCTTTTTGGCCACGGCTATTATGATTTCGGCCACCTTGATGCAGGTCTCCAGGGGATCTTCGACCCCCATCTTGGTGGCTAGCTCAAGCGCCTCGCCCATGGAGATTCCCCAGGGGCCCATGGAGGCGAATTGATAGATTTCCCAGGCTTCCCAATTTCTTTCATCAATACGCGGCCTGCATTGCCCGCAGGGTGGTGAACGGTCCGGATGAATCTCTTTGTAAGCAGCGACGCATTCTTCGCAACTGAACTTCAGCTGCTGCTGCTCCATTGACCACTGTGCGAGCTCTCGGAGTTTTTTAGTTCTTGCTCCAGGACGGCGTTCTCGGCCTCGAAAATCTCCGCCGCCTTTCCGAGGATGAAGTCCCTCAGCCGGTCGTTCTGATAGATCGCGACGATCAGGTCCTCACGATCGGGCTTCTTCAGGCCAGCCACGGAAATGCCTTCGGTGTCGAGGACGCAGGTTTTCAGGACCTCGGCCGAAAAGACTCCGTTATCGACATCATCCACGATCTGCGTGCCATCGGCCCCATCGACCATGATTTTTCTCTTGCATTTGGAGCGGATGTGGACAAGGTCATACTTTGAGAGGGGTTTGATAAGGACCCGAACGCCCGCCTCGTAGTCCACCCAGACCCCCTCCTTAAAACGCTTCAGGTCCAACATAAACACCCCCAATCAAAGAGTCTATCTGGTTTATCTCCGCTAAGCGGCCCCTTAGGGGAGTTTGTCTGGTTTTTCTCGTTTAACTAAAAAGACTAGAGAAACCAGATGGACTAGAGAAACTGTTTAGACAAAAGCAATAGGGCCGACGCCGCCGACTTTGAAGCTCACCTTAACCAGACCATTGTTCGCCGCGTCGATCGACATGGTGGTGACATAGCCACCGGCCGTGGCATCGGTCGTAATATCCGGGACCCAGCCCGAGGTGCTGTCCTGCAGAAACTTCCAGTTGGTGATCTTCGTTCCGGCGAATTTGGCGGCCTTAATGACGACCTGGCCCGTGGTATCGGTCATGTCAAGAAAACCATCCACGGTTGCGGTCCATTTCTGCTGGCCCGGCATTGTGGCGCCCCAGCCCGTCCCGAAAACGGAAGCGTCGAGTTCGTCGGTGGCGAAGTCGAGCTTCCACGATGACAGGTTGGCGACGACATTCGCTCCAACGTACACCTTGGCGTAGCGGCCGATCAAAGCATTTCCACTCATTTCTTTTACCTCCTTTCAATCGGTAAGAGTTTATCTGGTTTATCTAGTTTCTCTGGTTTATCTAGTTTATCTAGTTTCTCTCGTTTAAAACCAAAAAGACTAGACAGACCAGAGAAACTAAATAGACTTGGTCACTGAGTGACCGAGAACACGGTCCAGCCAGTCCGGATCGTCGTTCAGTTTTTTCCAAAGACTTGTAACCCTATCCCAGTTTCTTTCGGCGCCGAGAATCCTCGTAAAAAGCTGCGACATGAGGAAGATCTCCCTGTTGACCGGAAATTCCCTGATGTGGTCGATATCGTATCCCGTGTTAATCAGAAGTTTGAAGCCTGCGGCTGTGGCCCGGGAGGTGAAGTAGAAATCCTCGCCTTCGGTGACGCGCTCGCCCTTTCGACTAACCCGAAACCAGGGCCTTTTCAGCTTCTTCAGGACTTCGATCTTGATGAGAAGACACGCGCAGCCCGTGGCCTTTGCCTCGATAATGTCTCCGAATTTAAAATCCTTCATCGGCAGAAGCATCCTCTTCTCTGCCGGGTGCCAGGCAATCGGATCGAAGGGAGGATAGCCCCGGTAGCAGAGGCCACCTGCGAGCTCGGCCCCTTGCGCGAGAAGGCCGAAGAGATCGGAGAGCGTCGAGGGCGGAAAGACCATGTCACCGTCGAAGAACCAAACATGCGTGAAGCCTTTGTCCAGCGCCTCCGCGGCCTGGAGTTCGCGGACACCGGCAATGTCGCCTCCCCTCGGGACGGTAAGATATTCGATCACGGGCGGGCGCTTCAGAGCCATAAGGCTATAGTGAGTGGCCGTGGAAATGATCGAGAGCGAATGGGGCATGGCCCAGGCCAGGCGGCAATCGGCAGGCCAAGGGTTCGAGTCGGAATTTGGGAATGCGGATTTGGCAATAGAGAGTTTTTGGTCGACCCATTGATCGATAAAATCGGCCCCCCATTTGTCCTTCAGAATTTTGTGCATTTTTCGCGAATAGTCGTTATATTCCTCCGGAGTCTTTGCCAAAATAGACCTAATCGTCCGGCTGCCGAAATGGTGGATATAAACATCGCGGGCGATGAGACACTTGAGGCCGAAATTCTGTTGCATCCTGATTATGTAATCCCACTCCTCAGATCCTCCCGGGGAGAAACGCTCATCTACTTCGCCGATGGCATCGATCACGCCCCGACGGAACATTAAAAAAAAGCCTATCAGCCAGTTCACCTCTTCCTCGGGCACGTGGTTGTTAAAGCAGGCTCGTTGCCGCCCAAAGACGTAATTGGAGGTCGGGCCGACCGCGCCGATCCCGGGCCGGAAATGGGCCAGCATCTTCGGGAGCCAATCTTTTTCGAAAAGGATGTCGTTGTTCGCCCAGAGGACGAAATTGGAATCGGGAGATATCGCTTTGAACCCTTGATTTAGGGCTCTGCACCATCCGGAATTGGATTCATTGCGAATAACCTGGATTCCGGCTTTCGCCGGAATGACAAGGGAAGGAGTGGAGCCATTGTCGATGAGGATGAGCTCAAAATCTTCTGGGTGCGTGAATTTATAGAGGCTGTCGATGGCCTTTTTTGTGAATTCAGTCTGGTTATGGGCGGGCATAATAATTGAAACTTTATGCATAAGAGTTTCCTATGACGGTCCGGTACAAAATCACGATTGAGATTCTGGTGGCCACCACGATATTTTCTTTCTGCTCCATGACCATTTCATCGGTAATAAAATCTGTCTTGATGGCGAGGCCTCCCCACGTTTCATCTTCGTAGATCTGGTCCTCCAGCTCTGCCAGGCATTCGCGGATCTGGGCGATCGAGGTGCCATGGATCTCGACCTCCAGTTCGAGCCTCTTCATAAAATAGCCGCTGACCGAGTCCTCGACGCTGGCTGTCCGGTCGCGGTAGATCAGGGCCGGAAGATCGGCTTGAGCAAGAGGGGTTTGTTTCCAGGGGTAGATGTTCAAAGTGGTCATTGTTATTCCGCCTCTACCAGCCCATCTCGTACCAAAGTTCAGTCTTTGGATCAAAAGTTAATCCTACCATCTCATATTGAGTCCTCGCTGCTGTTGTCTTAGGCTTAATATTTCCTGTGTTTTCCAAATTCCAGGCTGCGTCTGCTATCAAATAAATTGGTCCCGTAAAAAAGAGATTTCCATTCGCCGAATTTGTCCTCTGAAGCGTGGCGATCCCAGCCGTCTCTGTTATATGAAAGGTATTATGGTTCAGATCCGTAATGCTGACTGTTGCGTTACTGGCGACGGTATCTGGTGAAACGCCATTTCTCGTAACCATGAGTTGATAATCCCCATTTGCTGTTGGGAACATAGTGGTGTTGAAAAGGTTCCCAAATCCACTTATTTTGCCTTCGAGTCCAGCTACGATGCTTATCGGATAGCCCGCTGTCATATCTCTAAAGTCACAATGTTCAATGATTAAATCAGATATTGGAGGAGTCGCGACAGTGCCTGCGGAAATAGCCAGGTAGAAATCCCCTGTAAATTCACAAAATGCAACTTTAATCCTATTTCCCTTTTCAGCTATAATGCCATAAGTCGGGCTTATGACTTTGCCGGTAAATTTGCAATTTAAAATTTCTGCCGAAGCAATAGCATAGGTATTGGAGATAATGAGTCCACCATTTAAAAAATAGCAATTACTAAATTTCCATCTTGAGTCTGCCTTTACCATCTCTGCGCTCATTCCGTCAAAAGTGCAGTTAGAAATGTTATGAATTCCGCCATCTCCTCCAGACTGTGTTAAAAAGACTGAACCTGAGCCTGATGCAAAGTCGCACTTTTCCATCTGGAGGTTAGATTTTTGATTTGTATCAGCGCTTCTGGAAAGGGTAATGGCGGCGGCGGTTTGATAGAATCTGCAATTGGATATTTGCAGTGTACCTTGAGATATAAATATTCCCCTTGTAACAGTAGAGTCAAAGACACATCCATCGATGATGAGGTACTTAGGAACAATATTACACGTACCATAAGAATGAATGGCGTAACCGTCCAAATAAGTTCCGGAAAATCTAGAACCTATTATCTTTAATGAAACATTTGGTCCGGGATAAAGAAGATGGCAGGTTGCCGACGCGTTCGATCCGAGACCAGCAAAATGAGTATTGAAGGCGTGGAATCTCTTATAGGTCGTGCTTGTTGCCCCACCTCCTGCAAGGCCAAACCTTGCAGAAAAAATATAGCAATCGTCCAATTGAAGGAGAGAATCAGAATTTCCACCTTGTTCCATTGCTGTCACAAAATATTGGTCGATACGGACTCTTTCCAATCGCGTTTCCGAACTATCTCCTCCAGCAATTCTTATTGCCTTGGTCTCATAAGTTCCGTCCGCCGGTTGAGTAATGGAACCTCGGATGGTTAAATCTCTGAAGGTTACTTTTGTATTAACTGAAAGTGCAAAACCGTCGTATTGATATGTCAAAACATTAGGAGCAAATTGAATAATAGTCTGGTCTTTTCCATCTCCATAAATCACTAAGTCGCCAGTAACCGCCAATCCCTGCCCTGCTCCAGAATGTTCGATAAGCCAAGTACCAGCAGGAAAATAAAGAGGCTTTCCTGCTGCGATTGCTGCTGACAATGCGCTTGAAACCGCTGCCTTGTCGTTCGTTGTTCCGTTTCCTACTGCACCATAGGCCCGGACATCGACCCGTGGACCCTTGAGTTTAATATCATCGAGAATCGCTGTTCCATGTTTGATGCCGTAAAGTTCGGTGTCGATGGATTGGAGAATAGTGGTCCAGACGTTCCACCAGGGCTTTTGGCCCCGGGTGCCGTAATCCCAATGAAAGTTGGTAGTCGTACCGGCGTAAACGCAGAGGGCACATAGTAGACCGCACAGGGCAAGAGTAAGAGATTTTTTGTTGATTTTTCTTCTCATTTTATGAATCCCCTAGATCTCCCTCGCCAAGGGCTGCTTCTCCAAGCCCGATTCTTTTGAATCTGTGCTCGATGCGGTCGAGGATCTGCTGCCGAATCGAGTCATAAGTCGCGGGCAGAGTCACTGTTGCGATCCGGAGACCAAATGCGGCGATGATCTGCTGCCGAATCGAATCATACGTCGCCGGGAGTGTAATTCCGTCCAAACGCGTCTCGATTGCATTGATGATTCGCTGATGGATGGAATCAACCCCCGATTCCGCGACCAAATGGCCTCCGGACTCCGTAATTAGAGGTTTATCCGTTTCTGTTTGGATCTTGTTTGTCAAACCTTCCCCTAATCCTTCGAAAGCTTTAATATGCTGATGCCGGTGCCGTCCGGCTGGATGCTCGTCACCTCGTAGTAAACCGAATCGATCCAGACACCGGTTCCGTGCACAATTCCCATAATATCGGAATCCCTGGCTTCACAATAGGGCCCCTGCTGTTCGATCTCCGTGCCGAAGAGAATTGCCGCTTCATATAGATTATGAAGAATAACCTTAAACGGGGCATCCACCGTCAACACGTTGATCGTGCAGTTTGCTCCGCCGGCAGGAGCAACTGTCGTTGTTTTGACGCCGGTCGTATAACCCGCGCCATCAGTTAAAAGCGTGACGCCGTCAACGATTCCTCCGGTCACCACGTGGGTCACTTTTGCGGTTGCAGCCGTGCCGTCCGTCGGAGCCGCGAGCGTGAGGACATCGTCCACGGAGTAGCCCGTGCCGCCCGCACCGACCGCAATGCTGGCAATATAGCCAAGGCTGGTGTCGGCTCCAAAATCGGCGAAAAAAGCCGGAAGATCATCGACCCAAAAGTCTGTCATTTCGTTTCCTCTAATTCATCGACGGATTCTTCAACCAATAAAAAATCGTCACCAAAACTTTTCCAGTAGCCGCAGCCGGAGCGGCATTGGGAGTAATCCTGATTTTTTGTGCCGCCCCGTTTTTATAAGGGCAGTTGGTCGTTCCTAAATCTGTCGAGCCTGCTACCGTTGAAATACCGCCCACTTCTGTTACAGAAAAATCGTCAATGTAGAACTCAGAGATTTGAGCACTAGAACGAAGAAAAAGGGCATTGGTATCGGTGCCAGGTTTCTCTGTTGCAATATATTCCCAAAAAACCCAACTTCCGGTTGTGTTTATTGTTGCGTACGGACCACTTGAATCAGCTAACCTGTAGTCTATCCTTAGTTCACCCGAAACAAGGTAAACCCAAAAAGAGACTTTATAGGTTTTGCCAACGGCGATATCGGTAATATTATAAATTCCCCTTGTATCTGCAGTCGTTACAGACACATGTGCAGAGTACGAACCACTGTGTTTCTGGATATCGCTTCGTTCGAATACCTGCGGGGAATCTGTTGCAGTCCATCCGGCAGGAGGATTTCCATCCTCCATCCCACTATTTGTTGCAAGTTGTGGGCCATCGACAGGGCTGAATTCTGTTGTACTCGTGGCTCCCGTCACGGTGAAGGTGCTCGCCGTGGGGATGACCGTATCGACGCTTACTCTCACGCCATAGACCATGGCGTTTGCCGGGATGCTGATCGTCGTATCGGTATAGGCGGCAGCGGCGACGGTCACAAGTTCCGTCAGTATCCTTCCCTTTATCATCCCATCGTCGATATTGAAGAAAGGATCGGCATAGACACACGGCGAGAGGACCGCGATGCAAATGCCAATTAAAATCCAGTTACGAATCAACGATCTGCTCATTCGAAGGCTCCAATTAGTAATAGGTCACGCTCAGTTTGGCATTGGTGCCCGAGTCCCGGACGGCGCTAAATTTCGAGAGATCATTCTGATAACCCAGCGTTAAGCTCTGTCCTACAAAGAGCTTTATTCCTGCCCCGCCAGAAGTTGGAACCGTGACGCCGTCGAGCGTGAACCGGATATCGTTCGTCTCAACGGTAATAAGGGCATTCCTCAGTTGTCCATACTTGGCCGCGGTCAAGCCTATCGGAGTGCTGGACACCGTGATCTGCTCATCGATCGCCCATGCGATGCCGAAGAATGCCAAAAGGATTAAAACGATGACTCCCAATTCCCATTTATTCAGTCTCATGGTCTTTCCTCCTTACTCCTTTCTAAGTAAAACCCACCAACTCCACTCCTTGTCCGTGCAGCACCAATCGTACCATTCCGATAAATAATCCAGGACGGCCCGGGTCGCCCTCTTATTGCTGAGACCCGAGATCGGGTAGTCGTGAAAGGAGACCACGATCTGGTCGGCGACCGGCTCGCGCAGGTGGATCAGGAGATCATATTCCATTCCCTCGATGTTCATCTTGAGCAGGCTGATTGGAGGTAACCGAAAACGCCAAAAGAGTTTTTCCAGCGTGATCATGTCTGCCTCGTGGTCTCCAGCTTTAAGCCCGCTTATCCGGTTCGGGTTGCCGTTTTGGTAGGAGATTCGGCCGCAAAAATTCCCCACAAAACCACGAAAAAGTTCGGCGCCTTCAGGAACGCTATCCTCCATCGGATCACACCCGATCACCCTCTTCTTTCCCAGGAAGCATTTCGACCAATCCCAGGTTCCGCACCCCAGGTCAACGACGCATCCGATGTGATCCCAAACCCGCCGGTGAAAAAGATAATGCGGCTCTCTGCCGGACCCGACCTGGAGATCTGAAATGAGGCCTTGATTTTCCATAATTATTTATCGGTCACCTCGGGGAAGCTCCAGCCTTCTTTTTTAACGAGCTGCCCCAGAATTCTATTGAAATTTTCGCGGTTAAAAACCGACCAGTACCACTTTCTCGCCTGCCGATCCGGAGGAAGTGAAATTGCTTCCCGCACCCTTTGTGCGACAGATTCGACACTTTCCTCGGGCTCAATGTAATTGCAATAAGGAAACGGTGTCGTATAAAAGACTTGCCTGCCGAGCATCTTCATTTCTATTACCGTCTGGCTCAGGCCGTCATAGAGCATGAAGCGGACGTAGACGGAGACCTTTTTGAAGAGCTCTTCCCTCTCATCGTCATTCGGGATCCATTTTAGGTCGGTCAGATTCTCCTGAACGGGCAGGTCAACTCCGATGCCGGGCCCGCGCATCACATAAATCGGAATGTCCTGGACAGCTTGGATAAAGGCCACCGAGCGCTTTATGTCCCGTGCCCCGTGCTTATTGAGGTACATGAGGATCCCGGGCTGCTTCACCGGAATATCGAACTTCGGAAGATTGGGAGGCATCGGCAAAAAGCAGACCTTCGAAAGACGGGCATTCAGTTTGATGGCAAGCCAGGGGCTATCCGTCACATGAATGGACGGCCCGAACTCGCTGCTGGCCCCGTTGTTTAAAAAAAGCCTTGCATCGCTTCCGGTCCAGTAGCAGATTTTGGGAATTGCCCTATACTGCTGCGATATGGCCATGTTTTCGGGAAGCATATCAACGAGGAAAAGGCCGTCGGGAGAGCCTTCTGGCTCGGTGTGAATTTTTAGCCCCAGCATCTGGCCTAATCGGTGGGCAAAAATGGAACGATCGCCCGATACGAGCTGCCAGTTCATTGAGTCGGATGGTCGGGCTAACTGCTTTGCTTCCTTCTCGTCTTCGAGCAGGCGGTCCAGCTTATCGATCCATAGAGGTTCCGATAATTTTTGGGATAGCTTATGGAGCCTATCTCTTTTGCCGTCTTTTCCTATCAACTCCTCAAAGATCTGATTCATGAAATAGAAGTCCCGATTTATTCCGATTTCCTTCAGGTGGCCGACGTCTTTTGAGGTGTCAATCCATAATTTAAATCCTAATTCAACGGCCCTGCTGGTAAAATGAAAATCGAGCGATTTAACAATCTTCAGGGGATCTTTGGTATCGCGGATAATTGAAAACCAGGGCCGGGGAACTTTTTCGAATACCTCTCGCTTCACCAGCAAGCAGGCCGTTCCGGTGCCCGCCGGTTCTATGATATCTCCGAATTGGAAATCAATCAGCGGTTTCATGTTCCCTCTTTTGGAGGGATGTTTGGCAATGGGTTCGTGCGGCGGATAACCGCGATAGCAGAGGCCACCGGCAAGATCGGCGCCTTCTCTTAACAATTTGAAAAGGCGAATCAGGATGTCGGCCGGAAAATCCATGTCACCATCGATCAGCCAGAAATGAGTGCAGCCCAGTTTTAAGCCTTCCTCTATTTGGTATTCGCGCCTGTTCGCCAGATCTCCTCCGGCGTGAGCTGTCAAGTATATGGCAGCATCAGGTCTTGAAACACAAAATAGGCTGTGATGCGTCACCGTCGAGATCAGCGGCAACGTGTGGGGAAGCGCTATGGCAAGCTTTACCCCATCTGGAAAAGGGTATAATTTATCTTCCGTCATTTCTGCCTCTGGGATGTAGGGAACGGTTCCTGCTGCAGGCCGTCCCCTACTCCTGGGCGATTTAGGTACTCGTCTTGGCCCGATAAAGCGCCGTAACGCTCATACTGATCGGTCCTGTGGTGATTGTTCCGAGATATCCAAGATACCCGAGGCACTGCCGGGCATCAAAGAGTTTCTTGTGGCAATGGCCTGAAGTGGTAAAGTGTTCGGATGTCGTGGTGCCATCAGTCTCAACCATCGCGGTTGCACCGGTTCCGTCTGCTGCCGTGGCCGTATACAGGCAACCGGTAAAGCTACCGGTGCTGAACCCTCCGATATCCTCGATCATCAAGATTATCCCTTCTGCCAGAACGCTGGTATAGGCCCCGGAACAAGTGGAATATTCCTCTGAAGGAACTAACGACACAAGATTTACTGCTTGAGCTTCCGATGGAATCATCTTTTTTCTCCTTTCACTGAGAATAAGAAGGACTATGCCTTCTTCGTTGTTACTTTTTTTTCTGATGAGCCATAGCTTCTCTTAAATCGGCCTTAGCTTCGGCTGCGGCTTCCTCTTTGGCCTCAGCCTTCGCTTCCGCCCGTTCTTCTTTCGCAATGGCTTTTGCTTCGGCTTTTTTCCCGGCCTTCAACTCCTCATCTGTAGGACCGGGCGGTGCCACTTCTGTGACAAACTCGACCTTGCGGCCTTCCCTCGCTGCTATTGCCATCAACCTGGAAATGACAACGATATCCCCGATTTTGGTCCCCTCCGGCAAACCGACGAAGGTGCGCAAGATTTTCACCTTTTGCGTATTCACTGGACCCTCCTTTTCTTTCAAAATCATGCCGGGGACGAGAGCCCCGGCAGATTCGATGGTTAATGCCATGCTCTTTCTTTATGTCACGGTGACGGCCCAGGAGAATGCCAGCGGCCTTCGCACTGCGCAATCCATGGAATAAATGGCCCTGACCCCGATGATCCCAGCCTTGAAATTCGCATAAGGGTTAACTTCGACTTCGAGCACTCCCCATTCACCGACGACCAGTTCCTGCCAGTCGCCGAAAAGCAGGCCCGCCGTTGGAATCTGATTGGAACTAATGGCGGGGAATCCACACATCATTCCATCCCACATGCTGCCCTCCCAGCAAGGCGACCAGGTATTGGCCACCTTCATCTCGGCCATCATGATCGCGGCCGTCGCGGGGGTTCCGACATATCCGCCGCGGACCGGCGTTATATTGGCCGCTGCGAGGTCAGATTGAAAGCCAAGGACTCCGGCATAAGCAAGGGTCGTGCCGCTCTGGGTTCCAACTAACGGGGTATAGATAATTCCAAGAGGCGATCCGGAAGTCCCGGGGCCTGCGATTGCCGCATAATCGGCTGCAAGAGCCACTACCTGGGCCAGATCGTCACTGACGATGCCCTCTGCAGCCGGGGTGCTCTGAAGAAGCAGTTGCCGGCTGATCTCCGTGTAAGCCCCGACCGTTTTGGGTGTCATAACGACCTGGATGATCGTCTGTTGACTCTCGGTAATATCGGTTGATTCGGTGGTCAACCAGTAAGCTGTTGCCGCCCCGGACTGCCTCGGGATTGTGATATTTCCCTGGAGACCCGTGAGCCGCCTTGCCCCCATTCGAAAGATCACGGCCCGGTTCCTCAACATTTCGATGAAACCGACATTGGTCGTGTCAACCAAGTACGCACCGCCGCCATAAGCAACCGACAAATCGCGCCGACCCTCACGATGAACTGGGACAGGGACTTCCCTTTGCAAAACTTCGTAGGGAACATAAAACTTTGTCTGTTCGACGACTTTGTTCATCTTGGCTGCCGTCGCCTTGGAGCACTCCAATTCAAAGGGTGCGTTTCTCCAATCATTTTCCACGATGGCCAGGATGGCCCTGGTTAAACTGAACTGCTGGGTTTCTTTCCTCGTTAGGCCAATATAGCCAAGGGCGTCATCGGGATTGCTTTTGCTCCGCTCTGCGAGAACGAGCAGGAGCTGATCCGAAACCTCTGCCAGGGAAAGGCCCTGCACGATCCAGGCGTCCTTGATGTTATCGGGGATTCTGTTGGCCTTGCAAAGATTCTCGATCCCCCTCTTCCTTTCCTTCTCCAGCTCCAGGGCAGAAGGGGCCTTTTCATGGCGCTGCGCTTCGCAGGCCAGGCATTTGCCGTCTTTTAGTTCGGCACCACATTTGGGACACTTTTCCATTTTTCTTTCCTCCTTTTTGGGAATCTCAACTCTTTCTTGTTTTTCTTCTTCGGCCTTCGTGGGGATCCTGATCTCGATTTCTCTTGCATCGTCATTGGTCCTTCCCACGCCGACGCTGATGTCGGCCGGGACGGAGACAAGGGAAATCTCATAGGGCTCCCAGCGCATGACCCGGTATGTGCTCGGTGCATCTTTCATTTCCTTTTCGAGCACGACTTCGTCGATCTGATAGCCCACCGACACATTCGACCGGATTCCGTCGAGCACATCCTGGAAGATCTCCTCGGCCTTGGCACTCCGCCCGAACCGCACGCTGGCGCGGCCCTTACGGTCAGCCTCGTCGATCGATACTCCCTCGATGACCCCGACCTGGTTCTTCATGTCGTGGTCTATCAACAAAGCGCCCCCTTTCTTCAGGCGGCGCAGGTTCACAGATTTCGATTGATGGTCGAGGATCTCGGTCCCCCAGAACCGTTCCACCGGCTCTTCGGAGCTGAAGGAGAGATCGATTGTTCTCTTCTTCTCATCGATCTGCCTTTTTTCGATGATGGCCCCCCGGTACTGCATCCCGACCTTGATGGTTCTGATGGTTTCCGAATCGGCGGTCTTTTCGGCTTTGGCGGCCTCGAAGGTGCCGCCCCTTTTCTTGCAGTGGCCACGGGCATCGTCGGCGCTCCAGGTCTCTTTCGGGTAACGCAGGGCCTGGATCTCTGACTTGCCACTTTTAATGCCGTAGATCACGTCCACGCATTTGCCGTCAACTTTCTCTTCGCAGTTTTTGCGGGCGAACCGGTCAAACTGACCGGGATCGGCGAGCCGTCACGCATGCTCGTTGGGGTAGGGCCGTTCCTCCTGCAGGTAGGCCTCGCGAGCGATATCGATCAGTTCACATTTCTCGTTTTCTTCCATCTCTTTTCTCCTTCAACGCTGTCGATATGGGACGACCACCGATCTCGGCTCGCCTGGAGGAGCTCCAGAGGTGCTCTTCTGGAATGCTGCCGATTCGGGGTCGGTATCGAAGATGAGGTTTTTCTGTTTCATCATGTCAAGTTCATAGCGGCGCTCGTTGAGGACATCTTCGATGTCGCGGCCGCCGCCCGTGAGGGCGATGACTTCGGTCGTTGTCGTGAGGCCTGCCTTGATGCCTTCCTTATAGGCCTTGACTTCCTTCTCGGGGTCAATCCACGTCCAGCCGCGGGGTTTGAAGCGAACAGCGCCAAATTTCTGCGGATTTGCAGCGTAATCCTCAATGGAGACTGCATTTACCGCACGTGCCAGCACGGCCTGTTGGAGCCATTCGCGATGAACCTCCTGCCGGAAGTTGCGGATAAACCAGAGCTGTATCGTCCGCCAGAGGTCGCGGTCATCAAGAAGCGCCAGGCGGCTTGATGAGTAGTTGCTCTGGGAGTAGTCGCGTGAGAGCGATTCATAGGAGACTCCCGTGCCTGCCGCGATTTCGCGGAGCATGAAGCGCATGAAGGGGTCCATCGTAGAATTTGGCCGGTTCGGGTTGACGAAGTTGAATTTTTCTCTTGGATTCAGGCGCTCGACAATGCCTGGCTCGATGGTGATCTGCCGGGACTGATCTTCTTGCTTCTCGCCATAGTCCTGCTCGGTTTCGATGATGCCCATGTAGGAGGCGGCCGCGCGGGCGGCGATGATTTCGGCCTCCGAATAGCCGTCGACGTCATTCAGTTTTCGCAGCACGGCATGAAGCCAGGGCTCGCCCCTGGTTTGGGGCCAGCGGTCGATTACCCGAAGATGGATGATCTGGTCGGCAGAAACGCGCTCGATGGCGTCGGTCTCCTGGGCGCTGAAGCGGATCTCGCCAGGATGAAGTCGCCGGATCCAATAAGCGACCGGACGCCGAAATGAATCGGACTCGATCCCCATCCGGACCACTGCCTCGGGCAGCAGTGCCGAGGGTTGGAATTCGTCCAGGACTCTTTCAGGCTCGATCACCTCGATCGCGAAAGGGACTGGAGAGCCGCCGAAAGAGCGGAAGTGCTTGCGGATGAAGATTTCTCCGGCCTCAAAGATCTGGCCCATGGCCATGCGCTCGATGTCGGCAAAATGGAGGAGACCCCCGGTATGGCAGTATTTCGCCGCGCTCCACTCTTCCCAGGCTGATTCGATGTCGTCATTGATGCGCGTGTTGAGCTGGTCTCGCGTGGTCATGACCTGGGCCTGCATACCGATGCCCGGGCCTACCACGTTATTGACGACGATAACCTTAGCCCGCTTTGCAAAAGGCGCATCGCGCATGAGCGCCCTGGAGCGGCCACGGAGAATCCGCAGGCTGGTGGAGAGTTCTGAGTCGGAGCTCGTTACGAGCTGCCCCCAGCCCTCTGTCAATCGCGACTGCTTCGCCCCGGCATACATCCTGGTTGAAAACCGGGAAGGTGGAGTCGAGAATCCCGGAGAAGGGGAGATCCAACGCCTGAAGACAGGAAGAATTTTTTTAACCCATTCAAACACGTCTAAACCTCACACCGACGCGGCGCGGGCTGTCAAGGCCGCGGGCGATCCCTTCGGCTTCGAGCTCGCGCTCATATTCGGTTTTATAGAAGCTGCGCCATTTGATCAGCTCCTCGGGACTCATCTTCGAAAGAGACCGGCCCCCGATACTGTAGCTCAGCACGTCGGCGGTCGCCTTGCCTTCGAGTAATGCTTCGATGGCTTCTAGGGTTTTCTTCGCATGGGATCTGAGATCGCTGGTCGATGTGGCCTGCGTGATGTCGGGCAGGATCTCGACCTGGCCGGATTCGAGAGTGTATTTTTCGGTGATGGCCGGAGTAGGGGTGGCCCCGTCATCTTTGTAAACGTAGGCCTGCCAGGAATAGGTCCCGGCGGCCCAGAGCCGACTCACGGCGGGCAGAACCGAGATGGCGTAGTCAGCGCCCGAGCTGCTGGCGGTAATGGTGATCAGGGATGCGCCATATTTAGTCAGGACAAAGGCAAGAGTCCAGTCGTCCGTGGCGGGATAATCAGAGACTGTCTCGTCCCATTCGATGGTGTCGCCGGCTCTCAGGGTGGAAGGAATGTTCATCTCAAGCAGCTCCTATTTTCATGTCCCCCTGGACAATTCCAGTAGAGGTCGTTGAACAGAGGCAACAGAATTCCAAACAAGCTGTGTCAGCAATCCACGGGGCACCGATGGCACAGAAATCCCCCGGTGGTGCGATGTTTGCGACTAATTGCGGAACACTGAATAATTTCTTCCTTGCCGTGATCCCCCATGAGCCTGCTGTCCCAGTCGAAGTTCCTATGTTTACCTTGACCACGCTCTTCATCGTCTGACCCGCATTCGGAATTAATTGAATACAGCGGGAGGCTCTGTTAAGGGGAGAGGCTCCGGCAAGAGAGAACGTGATTGTACGTTGAGTGTCAGTCTGATCCGTATAGGTGACGGTGCAGGTCTGTGCGGTTGTCCCAATATCCGTATACATCTCAGCGAACCATTCCACATCGGATCCATCGACCGTACATCTTCCCTGTCCGTTTGCGGTGGTCAAGGCGACATTTACCGTTTGATCTCCAGTTGTGACACCACTCAGTCCTCCCATGTGGGTAAGACGGTCGTAAATCAACCACGTATTAACGGTCGCCCCGCAGATGGTGGCCTTGAGAATATATAAATCAAGCGACCCTGAATTTGGCAGCAGCCACGATCCCAATAAGGTGTCATCACAGGTCGCTGCTGCCCCAGGGATTGCTCCCTGTGCTGGCCATCCGGTCGCTCTCCACAAAGAGGCAAAGTAGCCGGCGGCAAGATTGGCAATGCTGGCCTTGTTGAGTGGCAAAATTAATCCACTTGCGAGTCCTGAGACGATTTTGTTCATTGAATCTAAAGCCACGTAAACTCCTATTGTCTTACATAAAAGAAAATAGCAGGACCATTACCTTGAGTTCCGGGTTGCCCTTGATCCCCTGTTGCACCCTTATCACCCGTTAAACCTTTATCGCCTGTGGGTCCCTTGTCTCCCGTTAGCCCTTTATCGCCATCTGGCCCTATACTTCCCATATCACCCGTTAAACCTTTATCGCCCGCGGGTCCCTTGTCTCCTACTGGCCCTTGGTTTCCGACGGGGCCTTGATTTCCAACTGCCCCCTGATCTCCGGTTAGACCCTTATCCCCCATAGGCCCCTTATCTCCGGTTGCGCCTTTATCTCCGTTAACTCCCTTGCTGCCTTGATCGCCAGTGGGGCCTCCATCGCCCTGGGCGCCTTGAGGGCCCTGTGGACCCTGTGGACCTTGTAGGCCTTGCGCTCCTTGCGGTCCCTGGTCTCCCATCGGCCCTTTGTCGCCACTAGGCCCCTTGTCGCCCTGGATGCCTTTATCTCCAGCCGGACCCAGTTCTCCAATCGGCCCCTGCAATCCCTGCGGTCCCTGCGGACCTGGAGGACCGGGATCTCCCGTTTCACCTTTGTCGCCCGGGCTCCCGCCTCCGCTTGGGATCGAGTCGCCCTTTTCCCCCTTTTCGCCTTTCAGACCAGGGGGACCTTCATTCAGGGTGACGGACATTATTTCGATTGCCGTGGGTTCAAGCGAAACATTCAGGGCTTCGGCGGATAACTCAATCAAAATCTCTTCGACCAAAGGGCCGATCACGGCGGAGATAATTTCAGGCTCCTGAATTACGATTTGAATTTCATCCATCAGACAATTGCCGCCGACAAAGTAAGGGTTCCTTGCAAAATTCTGAGCTTCGACCCGTCGGATCGAATAAGGTAAAATTGATACTGAAAAGCCATGGTTTGCGCGGTCATCGGAATGGATAGACTCTGATCCGCCGAAATACCAACGCTCATTTTCCCCGAGGCGGCATCAATGATAACGGCGGTCGAGGTCACTATGGTTTTTGACGTCTTTCCGAAACCAGTGGCGACCTTGAGCACTCCGCTGTACCCTTGGATGTTAATGGGGCCGCTGGCGTTGCTGATCGTTAGTCCGATTGCCCAGTCCGATCCTTGCTCAACGCTAAAGTCTTTTTGGGCTGTCACATCGACCTCTCCTGCGGGCAAGAAGGTAGTTTAAGATACTAAACAAAAAGTTTATCTTTAAGGTAGCAGTATACTAAACAGAAAGGAATGTAAAGGGCGAGACCATGCCAAGAATTGGGGGAATTTGTGGGGATTTTTAGGGGAATTTAGGGGGATTTTTCAGTACTTTTTGCACCTCTGCAGCCAGGCGTTCAATTCAGACCTGAGCGCCACAGGCTTATTGTCGGGATCGCGGCGAACTGGGAGGTGATGTTTGACTACTTTTTTTCTTACTGTCTCGGGTGTGCAGTCGCAAAATTCGGCGATATTTTTCCAGCCATAGATCCAGCCGTTCATCTTGTCATCCTCCTCGGGTTTGGGGTTTTTTTTCGCTACCATCCTTTTGTCCAAGTGCCTTTGGGTCGGCGGGTTACCGGGTTGATCGGCTGCATTGCTTTCTGATCCGGCCCGGGAGCTGCCGGAACTCTGTGAATAACTCGGATGCCGCCATCAAATTCGGAATCGGCCATGGCAAATGCGATGACCGTGCAATCGAGCAGGTGATTGTCGCGGCGGACTCTCACCCAGTTCCATTTGCCATCGACATCCATTCGGTTCTCTTCGGCCAGAAGGTGTTGGAGGTATTCGGAATCGATCGACTCATGGAATGTGAAGAGGCCGGAAACAGGCCTTTTGATGAGTTCGATGCCGCATTTCTGGCAGGTGAGAGGGCCTTCTGCCCCGAACCGGTCGAATGAATAGCGATTGTTGCTTTTGCAATCGGGGCAGGCGACGACGTTTCGGTTAAGCCGAAACCAGAGGAGATCTTTCATCGCATCGGTGTTGATCTCGATGAGTGTGAGGCCTCCAGGTATTGTCGCGCCCTTGTCCCCCGGCATTTTATCGATGCGAGAATGCTTGAGGCGCTTCGGGATGTCCCTGGAAAGGCCTTTCGTGCCGAAAAGCCCACGCATGTGCATTTTTCTGATCCATTCATAGGCGGCGGCCGTCATGGTCATATCGGTGCCCTGAAATTCACTTCCGCCCGTGTCAATTCCGGTTCTCCAGAGGTGAAGTTGCCTTGCTTCTCCATCAACTTGATAGAGGCGGTTCCTTACCAGCTCCTCAAGATCGGAAGTCTCGTAGTCGCCAGGGAGCCATCCCTTCTGCACGAGATGGGGACCGTAATCAGGTTTCCATGCGAGGACCGCATACCAGAAGCCTCCCTGGCCCGGATCGATGCCTGCGGTCAAGGCGATTGTCCCTTTCGGGCAGACGAGCTCGGGAAGCGCGATCTGATTTTTGCCGAGCTCGATCTGGGTCGCCGAGACGGCCACCTGCTCCCAGGGCCGTGCTGCGTTGTAAATGCGCCAGTTGCGGACAGGCGTGAAGTCGTCTCCTTCTTTGAGGGCCTTATTTGCTTCCAGAAATTCCTTGGCTATCACGCCGAACGTGCCTCCGGAGAACGGAGAATACCACTTCGGAAGGTGAAAGCCGATTTTTTTGTAGCGCCTTGTCTTGAGGGCATCGTCAAGAGAGATCGTTTCCTCGATGCGGCCTCGGATGTTTTTCATAATCTCGTCGGCCGGATCGCCGGAGGTGCGCGCTCTCCAGACTCCTTTTGTGAGCATGCGGATTTTATCGAGATTCGAAATATGTTTCTGGCACGCTTCGCATTCATAGTAGGCCATTTCCTCGACAACGATTGGGTCATGGTCCTCTCCGAATTTTACGTTCTCCCAATAGAGGACCTGATGGGTGCCGCAGTGGGGACAGGGGATCCAGTATTCGAAGACGAGCTGGCAGGTCTTGAGCTCCTGCCAGATATTTCCCTCTGGGGTGGTGGGCGTGCAGGTATCGATTTCTTTTCTGTTGGTGAAGGTCGTCATCGTCTGCCTAATTCCTTCGATGGGATCGATGGCGTTCTCGCCCACCTGTTTTTTAATTTCGTCGGCCTCATCGACAAAAAGGTAGCGGTTGCTACGCGTGGTGGTCTGCGTGTCGGAGCCGGCCCAGGCCATGGCCAGGACCATCGTCTGGAAGTTCATGCGGAGTTTCGTATAGTCGTCCGGATTCTCCGGCATACGTTTCATTACTTCTGGACACGATCGAAAGATGAGATCGATTTTTGTTTCCGAGATTTCCTTGGCTTTGTCGCGAGTCGGAAGAAGAAAAGTCGTCGAGCCTGGATCCTGGGCCACGACGTAGCAGAGGAAGGAGTAGATCGTCGTGCTCTTGGCGAGCTGCCGCCCCCAAACTAGAACAATGTGCTCCGTAAAAATATCCTGCAGGGCCAAGAGGGGGCCGCGAATATATGGCGTGCGGGAGATGCGCAGTGGGCCAGGCTCTGCCGCCATCTTCTCGGAGAGGACAATATTTTTCTCAACCCAGTCCGGGATGGAGATCTCGTCCGGAAGACTCCAGATGGTCTCCCACGCGTCCTGGGGGATTTTTTGCGCGAGGGCGCTTAGATTTGACATGGCGTGCCTGCTCCAGAATTTGAATCACGTTTCTTATTTCAGACCGCAGAAGAAGCTCGATTTCTTTGGGGTCTGTCATGGGTGCGAGGATCTCGGCCAGGCGCCGCGGCAGACTAAGAAAAGTAAGCTTGATCGCAGCACCCAACGCGATCACCATCTTGGTTGCCTCATTCTTCGGTACGAGTTTGCCGCGAAGTTCCCTGAGTTTAGTTTCTGAGATTTTTGTCTTGAGCAGTTCGTGGTCGCGGCGAGCATCAGTGAGCGATGGTTTAAGTTCAGTGTTAAATCCATTTGTCGCGGTGCCAGTTTTGGGGTTAGTGTTAAATCCATTTCCTGCGAATTCCATTTGTGGAGTCTGGGCAGGTTTGGACTTTGCCTCTGCTTTGAGTTGACGTGAGCGGTCGATATTGGCCTCAATCGCAGAGTTGGCCTGGGCTGGGTCGACCTTGCCTTTTTTGAGAACAATGACTCCCTGCTTGACGAGCTGGGTGATTCGGGCACGGGAATATTTGGTCTTGCGTGCGAACTGCGCTTGAGTGAGTAATCTTGGCATCCTTGGCTAAAATCCGCTTCTAAAGTAAAAATTGTTAATTACATTCAATGTGTTAAGGTCAACAAAACCTTGGGCCGCTCTCGAAATTTGCGGGCTTGCGCATCGCATTGAGGGGTCGGCAGGAAGGACCCAAAAATATTTGCTTCCATTATCCGCCTATGCTGGTACGCTTGAAGATTTGGTTCCAAAATTCCTGCTTGAAGAATGAGACCATGCTGTCAGCCACTTTGTCGAAGTTCACTCGTACCATATCCGTAACCGACGGGCCGGGCAGTCCCTTCATCCTGAGCTTCGCGGCGCGCCGTGGATCCACTCCCCTCCCTCTGCCTTTATGCCCACGCCCGACGCCCGGAGGCCATGGGCGGATCTTACGGATTGCCACATATCGATTCCTCAGCCGATCAACCCATGCCCCCTCATAAAAGCTGATCTGATTTCTCCTTATGTTGACCAGCACTCCTTTGGGCGCCTGCCTGGCTCCGAAGTGGGTGAGGGACAATTTGCGGCTGACGGTTTTAAGCAAGATCTCCATCGCGCTCTGTGTAGTACGAATAACTTCAATCTTGCTGCGAACGTCCGAAGTGCTGACATTATATTCGGAGGTCACCTCGTCAACGAGTTGTTTCTTGCCGTAGGTTCCGGTGCGATCCAGGGCGGAGCGCATGGCCTTGCGGATGAGGTCACCGCTCAGGGTTTGCCTCAACTCTTCGAGGCCTTCGAGTTTGAGATCACATTTGAAGAGTTCAGCCATAAAAATTTCACCGCCTTTTAAAAGAATCCATCTCTGTGAATCCGATTTATTGTCGGCCGAGCAAAATGATGGACTTCGGAAATTTCCATCAGCCGGTCCGGGCCCATCTTCACGCACGCCTTTTCAACTGCCTGCATTGGATTCAGGGCATTGAGTTCAACGCTGTGGATCCATTTTTTCTTTCCGTCTCCGATTTTGAACACTGTGATTTTATACAGCATGGCCCCTCTCCTCGATTACGATCCTGCCTTCGTAGCCCCAGCGTTTTGTCGCATGAATGTCCCAAATCCCCGAATCGTCACTATACAAAGCATCGCCGAGAGCTTTTAAAAGATTATCCAGGTCTGGCTTATCCATATGTGCGCAGCCACCCATTTGTTTCTTTTTTTTCTTTGGCCAGGACTTGGGCATTGGGATGACAAAAGTTACATGAGCCCCAAAAGAGGGAAGAGCCATTCTTTCCATTTGGCAATGCCTGCAGAATTTCCTATATCCCGAAACCTGCTTTCTTGGAGGATCGAGCCATTTGTCCCTTTGTGTCATCCTTGGTTTTGCGATTGGGGTGATTTCGTATTCCATTTTAAGAGAGCCTTTCCTGGATCTCTTTAAAAAGAGATTTGGCCTTTTCCGGGGCCAGCCTTTCTTCGTCTTTGAGTTCCGGAATCTCTGCTTTTGGATAACCAAAACTATTATTATGTTTATCTTTTATATATATGCCGCAGTTTTGTTTGGAGGTTTGGTTAACCAAATTTTTTTCGTTTTGCTTATCCAAGTTCTCAAGCAAATTGCCCTGATTTCCACAATCGTCTTTCCGTTTCCTAAAAGCAGGATTACCTCCTAATTTCCCAGCCTTAGACCTGATTTTTGACACCCTGTCATCCCTCATCATGCGCCTACAAATTATTGTTATGTTTTGGTTATCCAAAATCTCGCCCGATGCAACGTGACTATCGATCAAAATTTTTAAAATTTTCATCGATTTTTTTTCGGTTCGGCGGAGGACTCTGGCCCATTCGTCAAGCGACTTTGTCGCCTTGCCAATGGTGTCGGAATCCCACAGGCGGCAGCAGATTCGGATCCAAGCGCCTTCGATCTCAAGGGGACAATCATCGAGATCGCGTCGCCAATGGATGGGATAAAAGTCGAAAGAGGGCTTTTTGATCATAAATTGCTCTCCCAAAGAGCGGCGTTCGCCCGGTGTGCTTTAGGATTGTTTACCTGGACATACCCTACTTGACTGATCCATCCCCTGCGGGCCCCCTGGAGGAGTATCGCGCCCCAGGCGCGAAGGGATGGAGGGTCCGATACGACCCCTTTTGCCTCTTGCCTCACCATCTCTCCAGAGAATTTGTCGTGCTTCTTGGCGTAAATGTAGAGAAAATCGAGGGCTTTGGCCTGCCATTCATCATGGATATCCTCCGCATGCTCCACGGCTCTTTTAATTCCCCGGTTCCGTAGATCCATGCCGGTGGGTTTCTGTTTTTGAATATCGAAAAAAGAGAGCTGAGTCATCTTATCTATAAGCTGCTGGCCTACTCCATTTACGGTTTAGTTTTTTCCACTCATCGGGATATTCTTTTTTTTCTCTGCCTTGATAAAGTTGGCAGAATGGTAAGAATCCCATCGAATAAACCTTTTCCAGACGTTTTTCTGCCTCAAGAATTGTCTCCCCATCAAAGCCAATCATTACATAGCAACGCTTTTTTTGAAGGGGAAAATCAGAAGTAAGGTCAGCAACATGTTCTAAAATAGGAAAGTTTTTATTGTGATCGCAAGCAAACCAAAGTTGTTTAATACGAATTTTTTTAAAGTGATCGATATGCCAATGAGTAAGAAATCTCCCATCCAGGCCACCAGGAAATTCAATCGGCTCCTGTTGCCTCGAAAGCATATTAAAAACGCTTTCGATATGGACTTTCGAACAAGCTAAGAGATTATTATCCTGGACTATCCAACCTTTTTCGATAGGCAATTCTCTTATTTTCCCCTCCCGTTCAGGGACAA